GTATAATGTATTATCTTTAATAATTCTATTTGTTTGTTATCTTTCTTACCATATCTCATAGCATACTTCATAATATTACCAAGACAAAAACCTTCCCCATGTCCTGAATCTATTATTATATCAGTAGCTTGATACTTACCATCAGAATAATGTTGATTATAAGTTTTGTCTATATAATTTTTAACTAAGTTTAAAGTTTTATCTTCGTTAAATTTATAATTTATTTTTTTTCTCATAATTTCCACTCATAATTTTTTACTAATTGCCAATACTTTAAAATACTATTAAACATTTCTTTGTGTTTTTCATGAGACTCTTTATCCCAAATATGACATAGCACTAAACTAGTGTCTGCTCTATCAACAAAAATAGAAACTCTAGTAGGGTCATCTATATTACAGCCTTGAGCATAAGCAGATAACTGCATACCATGGTCATCATAGACTAATTTAGCAGGGTCTTTTCCAAATAAATTATCTTTTGTTTTAAAGTCCACAAAAATTCCTGACTTTGAATACAAGTCTATCTTACCACCATAACCCTGTTGTGCACAGAAAGAGTCTTCTGCAATCCATTCTTCATCAGGAAAGTTTTCATCGAGCCAAGCTTTAATAATCTTGTAAGGTTTTGTTTTAGCCTTACCTAAAAAGCCTCGTTCAATTTGAGCATGTATTTTAGTTCCTTCCTTTGCTGCTTTTAAACCTATGTTTTTAGCATCGGCTTTGCACCTATACACATAGGAGTCTAAAGATTCTTTATCTCCAATACCTACTGTGACTGCAGATTTTATAGCTTGAGTTATCTTCCAGTTTTCTAAAGCAGGTTTAGCAATCATACCAATAATGGTTGTAACTGAGGGAACTAATCCCATAGTTTTAGCATCTCTTAATGTAGTATTTCTTTCCTTACCATTAGCACCTATGATTGTATACATAGGCTCTCCATCTTGAGCATACCAATGTCCTGACTCAGACGTAAATTTATTATAGTTATCTAATTTAGATTTGTCAATCTTTTTGTTCATCTTTTAAACCTTTAAATGTCTTAAATACATCAGTTGTAAATAATTTTTGTATACTTACTAGCCACAACTTACTAGCATTGTGGTCTCCACCTTTTACAGATTTTTTGAAATCTAATTTTTCAATTAACTGTTTAAGTTTTGGAACTTCAAATACAAGTGTGCAAAATATATGGTCATCAATACAAAGGTTATGGAACCAGTAGTCTGCTTCTGTTACTGCAATACCTGATGGCTTTCCATATGATTCATATTCAATACATATATTACCTGTCTTCATCCACATACCTCTTTCGGATTTAACTTCAATCCTTTTATTAGTAAGCATGTTAGCTATTTTTTCTTCTTTTATAGTTCCATATTGTAAATCAATATCAAACTTTTTTCTATCTTTCTTAGTGGGTTTCACTCCAGTTTCCTCCTATTTTATATTCTCCGTCTAGTTCGCAACGCATTTTAAAAGTCTGCCCTGCTTTTCTAATTGCATCACATCCCATTCTTCCAACAAAATCTGCCTGAGATTCTTTTACTTGTAACTGCCATTCATCATGTATGTTAGCAACAAACTTAGCATCCAAGGTATTTAGTCTTATCATTTCATCTAAGTATATCATAGCTTGTTTCATTACGATAGCACCACTTCCTTGTAATAAAGTATTCAAGGCAGCATGTGGACTACGCACATATATCTTTCTTCTATCTATACCTAAAAGAAATCCTCTTTGAGATGCTTGTTGGACTTGGTCTCTTAGTTTCTTAAGAGCAGGTAAGTTTCTAAAAAATCTTTGTTTTAATTGTTTACCTTTCTTTATATCTCCCTTTGCAATCTTTCCTATCTTCGCATCTCCTGCACCATAAACTAAAGCATATATAAATGTCTTAGCTTGGTCTCTTGTTTTTAATCCTGCTAGTTCTTGGTTAGTTGTATGTATGTCTCCATGTAAAACTTCATTAATATAATTATCATCTTTCATATAGTGAGCCAACATCCTTAATTCTAATCCACTAGCATCTATACCTACAAGTTTATATCCTTCTGGCACAGTCCAACAAGCTCTACATTCTTTACCGAATGGGCTATGTATATTAGGAACTTGTGCCATGTTAGGATTTCTATGGGTCATTCTCCCTGTGATAGTTCCATTTGGTATAACCTTACCATGAACTCTATCATCTTTTAATTCATCAATCCATGATGATATTTGTGCAATTCGTTTTTGATATAACAAGAAGTTAGCAATTAGTTTAGCCTCTTCTATGTGCTCAATCTTTTTAAGAGTGCCTTCATCTACAATAGGCTGACCTGTAGGTGTAAACCTTTCGGGTTTCCAACCAAAGTCTATAAGATATTCTCCTATTTGTTTCCGACTTCCTAGATTAAACTCAACTAATTTCTTACGCATGAATGGCTCATAATTTTTTTGTGTCATACAGTTGTCATACTCTTCATCAGTAAGACCTCGTTTACTTAACTGTCCATCCTTGCGAATGTAAGGTGTAACTATTTTATCATCTACTAACTTAGGTTTAAATGTAGTTTGTACTGCTAATTCAGTCTGTGATTTTTTATCCTGTAAATCTGCAAGTAATTCCATTGCTTTCCTACTATCAAAATAAAATCCAGACTTCTCTTGCTCATTTATAATCTTAGCAACTCTGTGTTCTAGTTCTAAACTTTGTTCACTAAAACCTTTGCCTTCATTTAATAAATTCTCATACACTTTTTCATTTAAACACACATCTCCTACACAATACTCTAACATTTCTGGAGAGTATGTTGTAAACTCTGGTTGTTCTTTCTTATACATGTTTACTCTAAATCCCCAAGTCTTAAGACTATGTCCATTTTCTCTGACTGGATTATAAAGTCTTGACATGACAAGTGTATCAATAACTTGACCAGTAAATTTAAAATCATATAGTTTTTCTAATACTGGTAAATCAAAACCAATTATATTATGACCTATCAAAGCATCAGCAGTAGATAATAAATCTAATCCATCTTGTATTTGATTATGACCAAACTTATGTATCTTACCATTAAGTTCTTTTGCAACTAAACACCATACCTTTGTTGCATTTAAGTCATCAGTTTCTATATCAAAAATCATCTTCATTATAGAATGTTTCCTCCTCTGATAGTTCGTGTAGTCTACCTGTTTCTATATCATATTTCAAACTACATGCCAGTCCTGTGTCTCCTGTATATCTTGACTTCAAGACTCTGACTTTAGTTATGTTTGCTTCTTCTTTATCTTCTGCCTGTTGATTTCTTTCTAATGCTATCACACAATCAGATAACTGTGCAATACCTTGTGACCCTTTGAGATGTGATAGTGATACTTCTATACCTTTTTCATGACCTCTATCTCCTGATGCTCTACGCAAGTGTGATACTAATATCATTCCCACACCTGTTTCTTCAACAAGACTACGAAGTCTATTCATAAGCATATCAATACCTCTCCTCTCATCTCCCTCTGTCAACACATTTACAAGCATATGTAAGTGGTCAACCACTATCCAATCACACTCACAACCTACAATAATATATCTGAGTTTAGAAAATATCTCATCTATATCCGTAGCACCTAAATGTGCATGAATAAATACTCTACCTTTTTCTATTGCCTTATCAAACAAGGCATTCAATTCTTCTTCTGAGTAATTATTTCTTTTCTCTGATAAGTATATTCTATCGTTAGCTTCAATAGATACAATACCATCAGCAGTACGCAACCAGTTCTCCTCTAGTGCTATGATACCAACATTATCTTTAGTATTCTTTATAAGATGATGTTCAAGTTCTCTAGTCACACTAGACTTACCTAGTCCTGTTCCACCTGTAAGAGTTACTAACTCTCCTTTACGCATACCATATAGTTTCTTATTTAAACCTTCCCAAGGATATGCAATACTTTCTTTTACTTCTCTATGCATCCATTCATCTTTCTTACTAGATAATTCTAAGATGCCAGATGGTGTATAAGTTTTAGCTTCCCACCATGCAGTAGTAAACTCTTTAAACTTTTTCTTGACAAGCATTTCGTTTGCATCTTTATATCCATTTGGAAGATTTACAATCTTTGCTTTTCCCGGTTTTAGAATACGGGCAACCTCTAAGGCTGACTGTCTACCTGCTTTATCATTATCAAAACATATCACAACATTATCAAATGATTCAACAAACTCAATACTTTCTCGTATATCTCTTACTGCAGAAGATGCACCTCGTTTAATAGATACAACTGCCCATTTGTCTTGAAACAATTCATTGACTGCCATTGCATCACACTCTCCCTCAACGATAGTGAGATACTTACCACCTGTATTTCTATACAACTGCTCTCCGAACAATCCTGTTCCTTGAAATGTGCCATTACATGTAAAGTTTTTGTTGTCTACATATCTAGTTTTAGTCCCAACAATCTCACTTCCATTGTAATATGGATATATATGTTGTTTAACATTACCATTATTATCTTTTAAAACTTTAACTCCAAACTTTCTAGCAGTATTTTCTGTTATACCTCTATCAGATATTGCAGAATATACTCCTGTGTAAGAGTTTAGAAAAGATGTTTCAGGTTGTTTCATGGGTACAACTGTATTAGTATTTGTACTCATGTTATCTCCATTGTCATAGTCTGGAAAAAATGTATCACAACTAAAACATTTGGCAGAACCATTGTCATTTAATGATACAGCATCACTACTACCACACTTAGGACAAGGTAGTTTATGTTTAATAAATTTTGTATTCAATTCTATCTCCTATAAAAAAGGTGAGGTTAGTCACGTGGTGGTTTAGTTCTCATTCGTGTTTCATCCTTAACCTTATTTGTATTCTAATCTACTGACAACCTAATGTCTTCAATCTCATACAAAGGATTTTACAAAGGCTCACTCCTAACCTCGTTGTCGTTAAGAGTCTTCTTCTACTGAAGCTTCCTCTTCACTATCTTCCTCAATCAATGCATCATCTGTTAGATGTTCTTGCATTTGACCATTGAAGTTTTGAACTGCTGCATCAAGTACAACAATTCGTCTACGCAAGTTGTTGACCTCATTGGTACACTCAACTATTACATTGAATAAACCTTGAGCATCTTGCGAAAGTTTAAGCACATCATACACTCCATTATCTGTTTTGTATGTGACTTGTGGATTATTTTCATCAGTCATAATTAAAACTCCTCCCCTTCATCAAAAAATTCAGAGCCATCTTCGGCTTTGTATTCTACCAAGTCTATGATTTGGACAGCCTGTAGGTCAAGGCTCTTGCCTGTATTACCTGCATACTCCCATTCATATTCATTGCATTGAACTCTAACCTTAGAGCCATTGCCAACAGCAAGATTAACTTCCTGTTTGTTTTGGTCAAGCAATCTAGGTGCATTCCTAATCATTCCATTAGGACCATTTACCTTACGCTTGATTACTAAAGCAGGACCTTCATCCATTTGCTTTACCTTATGACCTCGACTTGCAAAGTCATCAGCTACATCCTGTTCAACAACCAAGTTGACTGTATAAACAGGTTCAAAAGTAGTATTGGGTGTCTTAATACTAGCCCAATACGCAGTTCCATCTACTATCATATATTCCTCCTACAAATAGTATTTAAAGTTAAAAGGGTTTGTGAGCCAACCAACCCAAAAGTTGTGGTCTGAGCCAAGCCTACTAGCACATTGTATGGAGATAGAGGGCTTTGCATTCGGCTACTCATTTTCATTGCCCAAAAGTATATCACTTCTCCAATCTTGTGTCAAGTAAATTATCTAAATCTTTTAGCATGTCTTCTTCAGTTATGTTTAATAACTTTACCTCAAAGTTTTCTGCGTTGTCAAGAATTGTAACACTATAATGTATTTCAAAATCATGGTCAATCCTTAAGTAATCTACATACCTTACAAATTCAGCGTATTCGTATTTATTTAATATAGCTTTCATCTTCCTTGCCCTCGATATTTTTTATAACTTCTTTTCTTGTTCTTGTTCATTGTGGACATAGCTATTTTAATGCTTCTACCACGACCTCCTGTGCCCTGTGATGAACTCTTTTTCACATGGTCAATGGTTTGTATTGTCTTACCTCTAACTGCCATTTGAATCTTTTAAAAGTATTTCAAACATTTGATAACATTTGTTTGCTTGTTTAGTAGATTGGTCTTTATATTTAAAAGACACCACACCTAATGCTAATACTAAAGCAAAAATTATTCCTATATAATTTACATGTAATATACCTCTAGTCATACTTCCCTCCTAATGTAACGTATGTTTATTTTTATCCCTCAACATTGCCTCAATATCATAAGGTATATGTTTCCTCAATTCTCTTAAACTTTGGAAGTCTCCTGTAAAATTCCAAGTATTGTTTGTTTGTGCATCTTGTATTTCAAATATATTTTCTATGCCCTCAATCAAAACAATATTATCTATTGCAAACTCAATAGAATTTGCAAATGTTTTTACATACTCTGACTTACCCTCAATCAAAACTTTAAATATGTATTCCTTCATTTAGTTCCCTCAATTCTTCATATGTATTAATATGTGGATATTTTTTTAACTGTTTGATTATCCACTTATCAGACATATAAGATAGTAATACTTGACCTCCACCGAATGTATGTGTTTGGTCTGGAATAAGTTCCTCAACATTACTAACTGTGATTGTTTTTGCTTGTTCTTCTGGCAGTAAAGATTGCAACCATTCAACTTGAATAGGTTTAACTTTACGCCTTAATTCTTTCATCTTCTTTGCATTCATTTTAATACTGTAAACTCCATGTATGGTTGTTCAATATGTCCTTCAGGCAACCATTGTACTTTATTTTTAGCGTCTTGTAAAGTAAATGTTGTTGCTGTTGTTTCTCCATCAATGCCATTGTGAGATAATAATAGTCCTTTACCTGCATAATTATTACCATTAATACTAAAGTATCTTTGGTCATTAATAAGTAATCCCTCATCATCTATATACATATCATCTATTTCTGTAAGTCTGACACAATCAAAAGTTCTACAATCAATCAAAGAATATATCTCTCGATAGTCTCCTGTATACTCAACCTCTTTAATTGTTTCATCAAACGGATTAATTAATATTGCTTTCATAATTTACTCCCCTAAATATATATTGTGCTAATAATTCTCCTGCTATTTGGTATATAAATTGTTCTGTACATGCTTCTAAATCATAATTTTCTAATTCTTCCATCACATCTACTACAATTTTATCTAATGTTTCATCAGACAAACCTCTAATAAATTCATAGTCTCTGACTAATACATTTTCTACTGTGCTATAAATACTCATAAGTTTTTTTCCTCCATCATTTCTTCTGCAATTATATTTAATATTTCATCTCTATCATCATCTTCATGTAATCCATTTACTAATGCAACATCAGCTACTCTTGCCATATGTACATCATCTAAAATAGATTCTAATCTTGCGATTTCTTCCCAAGTATCTTCCCATAATACTTCATTTATATTATTACTCATTGTCTTTGCCCTCCACAGCATCTATCATTTTCATCATATTATTATACATAAACTCATCATACTCTTGTTGAGCCATGAATTTTTTATACTCATCACTATTTTCATCAACATTCTCTATCCATTCTCTAAATACTTTACTCATATTCTCTCCTCAAATCTGTAATATATTCATCAAGACTATTAAAAATATCTTGTGCATCAGTATAATTTATATTAGAACTTTGTAATTTTACAGACAATCCATGTAATGCTCTTACCACATAGACTATATCCATATCTAAAATACTTATCCAATCCTGTTTTGTTTCTGACCAATACAATATATCATCAGTCATATCTGCAGGAACATTATATCCCATAGTTTTTGTTATGTCAAGTGCTTGTTTTATCTTCATATTCTCTCCTAAAATTTAAGTGCTAGTTTTTTTATTAGAGACTTTGAAACTAGCAAAACAGTTGCCTCGCAATGCTGTGTTTTGTTATTTATCGACATTGAAACACCCTCGCACATGAGGAAAAATCAGTCTATCTACTTGCACTTTTAAAGTCGTCTAACCATCAGTAGCAATAGTTAGGGAGACTATCATGTATTATACATGAATGACAAAACCAGACATATCTTGTTTGGCTTTACCTTTTGCTTTTAAACCTACAATAACATTCTGTTTGTCTAAAAATCTTAAATCACTTTCATCTCCATCAATAACTTCTTTGCCTTTCCAAAAGATAGGTAAGACTTTAGTGTTGAAGACAACAGCAATATTGTATTTAATAGTGTCAAAGTATTCGGCATACTTTTGATTTGCCTCACTATAACTCCATGTTAAATGGTAGTTATCAATACCCTCAATCTTTCTTGTAGGTATCTTGGTGTAATCATAAAACTGCACATTTGGAAAATGCTCAAACACATTCTTACCATCATATTCAATTTTCTCATACTGTATATCACTTGTGCCATTCAATCTCACGGCAGGTTGCTTATCTTTATTAGCACAGTATCTTACAAACTTAGTAATGTCTGTAATTAACTGTTCCATAAAGGAAGGTCTGTCATTTAAATACAGGTTGGTCTTACGCTTTCTTGCCTCCTGTATAACATTGGTGGTCTCTCCCTTCTTAAATATACCACCACGACCTGCTGTGTTAAGACAAGCAACCTTACACCCAGCAATATCTTGATACGGGCAAACCTTAGTATTTTCTGGTCGTAAGTGTAAAATTGCAGTCAAATAATTACTTATCTTATCACCTTTCATTACTTTTGGATTGCCATTGATTGTTAATAATTTATAACTCATTAGTGCACCACCCTCAAATTTGGTTTCATCTCATCTTCTTGACCTTGATATGGATTATATATTAGGTCACTATCTACATCTGCTCTCACTACTATTTGCATAAATTCTAATATTAATTCTATCATATCTTCTCTTGGCATTGTTGCCAATAAATCTTCCATCTCTGTAAAATCTTTTTCTTCTACATCTTTTTGTTTAAATGCTATTTCTTCAATCTGCATAAATAAATCTACTACTTTCATATGCTGTCCTCCTGTGCTGTGCACCCATTATAGCCACCCTGTCAAGGCAACTTATAATAGGTGCTACACATTATATATTAATTTACGAATTGTTCAACAAGTTTTTCAATTAAAACATTAACATCAAAATCTCCAGACATAGTCTGTAATGCTAACTCATCTTGTATGCTTTGTCTTATTTCGTAAGGTATATTAGTTTCTAAACTATATTTAGCTCTACTTCTGCCATAAGTTATATTTGTGCTTATGTAAGTTCCAGTAAAACTTCTATGATAGTTGTTCTTATCACTGATAGAATGTTCCTCATTAAAAGTTTCAGCTATATTTTCTATACTATCTCTAAGTTTATTTCTCTCTGTTTCAAGGTCATTTATTTTAGATATAATAGAATTAAAATCTTCAATAAGACTATCAAGTGTGCTGTCAACATTACTTGATTTAACTAATTTTTCAAATTTAGATAAAGAGTTTTGTTTCCAAGCATCAACTACCCTTCTTTCAATAACTTCTCTATCACATACTCTCATTGGTTTCTTACTCATATTGCCCTCCTAAAAGCTGAATAAATTAAGTGGTAGTTGTATCTCCTATCACAGACAACTACCAAACTGTGTCTTTTGTATTTAATTATACAAAGAGTCTTTTAAGACTAGTAAATATTCTGCTTAATACAGAAGAATTTTTATAGTCTATAATTTGGTTTAGAGATTTATAACTCTCTTCCATATCAATATTGTTAGGTATCTCTAATACTTGCATACCTGTATTAGCTTTACCTACTTTGAGTTTCTTAGTGAAATATAACTCCTTAACAGGATTGTCAAGTTGTTGATATGCCGACACTTTTTCGAAATGAAATCCTGCGAATGTTCTACCTCTAGTAGTTCCATATCTTTTCTTTGCACTTCTAACTCTAGCAATATTAATACCCTCTTGGTGTAGCAACCTCCAAAAGTTTTGCACTATAATTGGTGCGTGGTTAATACTTGTAGTGGTTGCACTACCCCTATTGGTATAAGTAATCTTACCCATATTAATCGTCCTCATTTGTGGAACTCTCAATTGGAGTTCCGATTATTAAATTAACAGCACTTTCGCTGTCCCCAAACAAAGTTAAAGTATTTGTTATATCAAACCATACTTTATTATTATCATCATCAAAAGTAAAGTCTTGACTAACTATTGTAATATCTCTTACATAAGTCCCTTCATCATTTAATCTATGACTTGTTGTAGAGATTTCTTTAATTCTATGTATACTTGTGCTTGTGTTTGACATTTTAGTCCTCCTGAATTTCTTCAAATATTATTTTAGCAGTATAACCTTTTAATAATTCTTTTTCAATAAAAGATTTTAAGTTTGTAGATACTATTTCTTCACAATCTTCTCTTATTGTATCAATAGTTTCATACTCAAACCTTTCGACATCTGACTTTAGTTCTCCCAAGTCATAATCAAAATCTTCAACTTGATATCTAAAATTATCAACCTGTCTTATTACATCATCAGTTTGTTCTTCGACTTCGCAGGTTATCATAAATTCTAGTTCTTTCGAACTCAATAACCAATTACGCAAAGCCACCCTTAAATTAAGTTTTCTTTGTAAAAATTCACAAATCAAACTCAATCTATATCTTAATGTATCCATAGTGCCCTCCTAAAAGCATAATACAATTAATATTTATATATTTAAAATTACCAACCTTCCACCCGTTCTGTTTGTTCGCTGATATTATAGCAAACCTGTCAAGACAACTTATATCTTAAAACTCTATAACTTGCCAGACTGTTCCCATGTCCATAGTATCAACCTCAAAGAAATCAAAGGTAGACTTTAAGTAAGCAGTCTTTGTCTTGGACTTGTTAGTCCATAACTCACTCCTGTCCTCTTTGAAATAGTTCCTTGACTTATATGAATACCCTAGCTCATGCATATATACTAGGGCTCTATCATAACTGTTAAACTTTTTAATCTTTGTATCTTTTAAAATACTCATATAGCTCTCCTGTGCTGTTGCTGTGCCACCATTATAGCAAACCTGTCAACACAACTTGTATCTTAAGAATAATATTCTGTTGAGTGCTTAAAAACAACCCTAAAAATTACTTACCCACAGCTTTTTAACAGCTTACCCACAAGTTATACACAAGTTATCCACAGTAAAATTTGCAGAATTGTCACATAAATTTAACATAATTGTTGCATTTTACTTACTTCGCCCTCAATCCACAGCACCCCGATTACTTACTTAAGTAATTAAATTTACTTACTTTTTTATTTTGGTGGTGTTTCTGCACTCCCGACAACCTATAAAAAGTCGCCAGCTACAGAAATCCACTGATAAGATTTTGAATATAAAGAGTCTCCAGCATTAACAGACATAAAAAAACCCCAAGTTTATTAGACTTGAGGTTTGTAAAGTTACTTAGTTGGTTGGTTTTCGATATACTCATCAATCATTTTGAGGTAAACTTTTGGTAAAGTTTTCATATTCAAAATCTTATGAGCCTTTTCGAAAGAAAGTTTGTTTTGCTTCACAAGGTCAAACATCTGAGCTGTAATGCGTTTTTGCATTAACCAGTTCATTTTGCCTGATTTCTTATCTTTAGCAAATTTGAAACCCATCGCCCTACATTGTGGAAATGTAGCTGGCGAGGTTCTTCTTTCCTTGTCATAGTCGTTTATATTAAATGTATTTTCCATATAATTAGCCCTCCTTAGGCTGATATGAAGTTAATAAACCTTGGAAATAATTTTCCAAGTAGTCTCCGTCATTTGCATTACTGCATTTGACAACACGGGGTTCAAATCCCATTGCAATATATTGCATAGAAACTTGAATTGCCCTGTGAATGGTATGGAACTCATGAATATCACCAGTTCCAAAATTTAGATGTATAATTTTATTTCTCATGCGTATAAAATATTTTAGAGACTAGAGAGATTGTCAAGTCAAGTCGCTTGCCGACTTCCTAGTTTACTAGGTCGACTTGCAATCTAAATAGCCTAAAATATAATACGCATAATAGAGAAATGAAATTATGCAGATGAATTTTAAAAGGAACTGGTAGATATTCATACTCTTGAGTTCCAAACCATTCTCTTTTACAGGGCAATTCAAACTCTTTTTCTATGCAATATATTAGAATTCAATGGGATTTGTGTGTTGACAAATCTAATGGAAATGCTACTACTTGGAAAATTGCTCTTATTTCCAAAGGTTTATTAGGAACTCTTCAATATCAGCGTAAGTGCCTTAGGGGTAATTATACCAAAATACATTTAATCAAGACTATGTGCATTCAAGGAAAGGGGGTTCTCAGCCCTGCATTGCTTCATTTCCTCAATGTGATGGGTCAAATTTACAAAGATAAGTGGCATAATGAACTGATTAATTAGGACTAAATCGACATTTAAACACTTTAATAGCTTTGTAAACTAGAATATTACTATAAAAAGCCGATTTAGTCCTCCAAAAACAGCAATACAGGTCTGATGTTGACCTTGCCCTAAGCAAAACTAACTTAAAAGGCTCATAAGATTTTGAAATTCTTAAAAACTTTACCAAGACTCAAAATGATTGATGAGTATAGAGTTTTGCTGACCTCCAACCAACTTTGTAAGTTTACAAAGAACTCCTCAAGTCTAATAAACTTGGGAGTTAAATAGTCTACAAAATCTTTAAAGTGGATAGTTGTTGGAGGGAGGGCAGGTCACCACCCCCTCCACCCTATATATCTATCTAGTTCTTACACAAAATTACAGAAATCTAGTATTAACCAGTTATTGTAAGCTAGTTAACGCCCCGACTATAAAGTCTATAAAATTATTTAGTGTTTAAGTAGGTTATTTTAACAAAGAATCGTGGTGGGGATATAGATATAACCCCCGGGACCACTAATGTTCATTATATATATAAATATTCATTTTGTCAATAGGTTTTAACAATTATTTTAAAATACTTGACAAAACTGGTTTATGGCTATATACTATTAAACATGGCTATACTTCCGAGCATAAATGATAACGAAAGAAAAAGAGAGCTTACTGACAAACAACAGGCTTTCTTAACGCATCTGGTGGAAACACAAGGCGATGCTAAAGAAGCTGCGAAACTTGCAGGGTACTCTTCTCATTATCATCATGTTGTAAAGACTTTAAAGTCTGAAATACTTGAATTGACTCAGGAAGTATTAGCCAACTCTGCACCAAAAGCAGCATTTAAGCTGGTTGAGATTATGGAATCTAATAGACCTATAATCCAAGCTAACAATAAATTAGCAGCAGCTCAGACTTTATTAGATAGAGTCGGTGTTGGTAAGGTAGATAGAGTAGATGTAAATCATAATGTAAATACAGGTGGTATTTTCTTAATGCCTGATAAAAAACCTATTGAAGGTGAATACGAGGAACTAGACAATGACTAAGAAAAAAGACCCAAGACTCGCAAGAGCAGGAGTAAGTGGTTATAATAAACCTAAACGTACTCCTAATCATAAAACCAAATCACATATAGTTGTTGCCAAAGAAGGTGACAAGATTAAGACTATTAGGTTTGGACAACAAGGTAAAAAAGTTGGAACTGTTAAAGGTACAGCCGGTAAACCTAAAAAAGGTGAGTCTGCTAGGATGAAAGCAAAGCGTAAAAGTTTTAAAGCTCGTCATGCTAAGAATATTAAAAGGGGTAAGATGTCAGCAGCTTATTGGGCTGATAAGGTTAAATGGTAAGAACGTGTTTCGATAAATTTCATAGTTTTATGAAAGCAGGTAGGATAAATAAAATTTGTAAATTATTTTTATAAAGGAGTAAAATATGGAACAAGTAGTAGGATTAGTTGTAGTATTAGCTGTAGTAGGCTATGTAGTTTATAAACAAAAACCTGAATGGGTTGAAGTTGTAAAAAGTTATATATTTAAAAAGTAAATGACAACAAGTAATAGTGTTGGTAAAGGTTCTAAACCTCGACCTATTACTATATCAAAAGAACAATACCAGAAGAACTGGGATAGAATTTTTAAGAAAGGAAAACGTAATGCCACATCTAGGACATCTTAATTTTAAAGCTTTACATAAGCAAAAGTCTAGACTGTCTATGAGGCGTAATCAAGGTAAACCGGGTTATATAACTCGTGATGAGTTTAGTGATAACTGGGATAAAATTTTCAATAAGGAGAAAAATAATGCCAAGAAAAAAAACAACGACTAAAAAGAAAAAGTCAACTGTAAATAAAGCTGGTAATTATACCAAGCCCACTATGCGTAAGAGGCTTTTCGAGAAAATCAAAGCCGGTTCTAAAGGAGGTAAACCCGGTCAATGGTCAGCTCGGAAAGCCCAGCTTTTAGCTAAACAATACAAAGCTAAAGGTGGTGGTTATAAATAATGGAAGAGATTAAAGGTTTATACTGGGATGAAGTAACACAAAAGCTTTACCCGTACAAAGAATGGAGAAAAGTATTAAAAGAAAATGACATTAAAGCCAAGTCAAAAAAGTCTTAGAAGTTGGGAAAAACAAGACTGGGGAACTAAGTCTGGTAAAAAGTCTAGTGAAACTGGAGAACGTTATTTGCCTAAAGCAGCTCGTGATGCATTAACCTCTGCAGAGTATGCAGCAACTTCAAGAAAGAAAAGAGAAGATACTAAAAAAGGTAAACAACATTCTAAGCAACCAAAGAAGATAGCAAGAAAAACTAGAGCATATAGAAAGGTTAGAAATATTGGTGGAGGAGTAAATGTTACAAAAGCACCACCAGAATTTCTTATGGAAATAGGTGAATATAGTAAAGCTGAACCTACTAATTCTTTAGTTGAACAATTACAAAAAAGAAAAAAAAGACAAGATATAGCTTTTAATGTTGCAATGGCTATTTCACCTATAGGTAAATTTAAAAAAGTAAAAGATGCTTTTGGGACTGTTCATAAAGGAAAAATAAAAGGTTTTAATGTAGAAATATATAAAGACTCCGGACTTACTACAGGTCAACAGTATGCTATGGTTATTAAAGACCCTAAAGTAATTATGGATAAATCTAAATCTATAGGTTTATATTCAAAAAATTTAGATGAAGCTAAAGAATCTGCAGTTGATGAAATAAGTCAATTAATTAAAAAAGGAAGTTTAACAGACATTACTAAGTGGGCAGCGAAGAATCCAGATGATAAAATTACTGCAAGTTTAAGTGGTGAATTTATGGGAAAAGCTATGCAAAAATATCCAGAAATAAAAAATTTAGAAAAATTAATAACTAAAGCTGTTGAAGATAAAATTTTATAATAATGTTTTTACCTGATGATTATATAAGAAGAACTTCATCAACTATACCGTTTGGTTATGAGTTAGATGAAAACTTTGATGGTTATTTAAAACCGATAACAGAAGAATTACAAATATTAAAAGAGGTGTCCGAAGCTGTATTTCATGGTGAAATCAGTCTAGGTATTGGAGTAGATTGGTTAGAAGCAGAGACAGGACGTAAGATGTCAAGACCGGGATTGAAAAAATACGTAGATAAAACATATGGCAGAAGATAAAAATAAATCAAGAAAAGACTTGACAAATGTTCAAAACA